GAATCACTTTGCTTATTCAATGCTATAATAGCATCTAACTTCTTTTGGGCATTTGCCAGCTCCAATTCCGTTTGTTTAGTTTCAGCCTCTGTTACATCTTCAATAGCTTTTAATTTATCGGCATAGCTTGCATTCTCATCATCAATAATTTCTTTTGCTTCAACTAAATCTCTGTTCAACTTAGCTCTTGAAACTCCTAAATCTCTCATAGAATCAGCAACCTCTTGTAGTGACTTTGTAGCATCTGCTGCAACTTTAAATTCTGCCGCTACTTCCGCTCCGAATCCACTTACTGCATCTTTTCCAGTTTCAATAGCTCCTTTAAAATCTCCACTAAAAAACTGACCTATTGCCTTAGCTATTTTTAGAACTCTATCACGAAGCACATCAACAGTAGCTCCTATTCCAGCCATAATCTGATCAAACTTTTCAGCTCCTGCCTTTGTAGATGTGAAAGCCTTGAATAATAATGCTAAAGCTCCTACAATTGCCACCAGCACTAGTCCAACAGGATTTGCAACCACTAACCACATCTGTTTAATCAAACCTTTAAAGCCTTTTATTGCTCCTCCGATTCCGCCACCCATATCCTCAAGACCTTTTTTGCTATCATCAGATGCTTTTGTCTGTTTCTTTTGAGTTTTAGTAGTGTCTTCAAGTGATTTATCTAGCTTTCCAACCTTTTTTGCTGTCTTGTCAGCGTTGGTTTGAAAATCTAATTTAATTTTTTGTTCAATATCCTCGTTTGCCATTGTATATTTTTTAATAGTTCAGTAAAGTTAGTTTAGTTTTTCCAGTAGTGATATCAATTTCAGCATCTATTATTGAAAATTTATTCTCACTAAGTATTATATCATTTTGTAGCCTAAAACCAACTGGAGTTTCTCCTCCTCCTTGAATAGTAGTTGCTGCATTTAGATAAATCTCACTTGGTGGGAGGTCTAAAACGAATTTTTGGCTTAATACATTAGGATCAAGAAGTCTTGTAATCTGATTTGCATAGTTTTCAGAGAATAGATTCTTTATATAATCAACTCCCAAATCCTGAAGTATAGAAAATGCAAATGAATAACCATCTTTATTAAATGGCATTACTTTCATATAGCTATTTAAAGAAACTATTCCAGTTTGAATTATAGGGAGTCCAAATATATAAAAAGTTGATGTTCCGATAACACCTAAACTTGGACAAGCTGTATTCCCGTGATTGTAAAAGATAGTTAATTCATCGTAATTAGGAGTGTATCTGCTTTCTCCTGTTTCTATTACATCTGGAGTATCAGCTGTAAAAGCATAAGCTGTTACAACTCCTGCAGCTCCAGTTAATCTTACTGGTGGAATTATACTAAAATTTGTTTCAACTTTGAATTCTTTAACATCTGTAGGCTTAACTGTAGGGTAAACTGTTTGCCCATATTCTAAAGGAAAAGCATCAAGATATTTTTTATTTGAAAAGTATTCAGAAGTAGAATGTTTGAAATTATAATAATTGTAGTCAGTAGGTTTCTCTTTATCATAATTTTTAGAATCTAAGTATTTCGTATAGTCAGCTTCAGCTTTTGAATATTCTAAACCAGATGTATTTACATCGCTAGGAGTCAACCAAAATAAATCCTCGTTACTTGGAGAAGTATCAAAGACAGAAATATTAAAACTTTTAAAATGAGAAGTTAGAAAATCTGCCACCTTTGTTTCTGGGAGGCTCTTAAATAAATCTATGTTATCAGTTGTAATTAAAGCAGAATTATTATTTACTGAACTCTGATAATAATACCAGGCATATCTTTTCGTATTAAATAAACCTGTTTTACCGTCGTAATATCTGAAGTACATTCTAAATAAACAATTAGTCCAAGATGTAGGCTGTTTAAATTGAACTTTTATATAGAATTCCAAAGTGTCTAATCCAGCAAAGAAGTCATCATCAATAAAAGTATTACATTCAATACTAGAGCCTGTTATTTCAAAATTTTCTGTCTTAAAAATAACATCATCTGACTTTCTAATATATTGTAAATTTACAGCTGGAGTTCCTACATCGCCTGTAATAATCAAACCACTAAAATCTACTCTGAAATTAAAACCACCCTCAACATAATTACTAGAGTTTGTAAATGGAAGAGGTCGCTTATTAATTATAAAAGTATTATCTGTTATATTAGTATTAGCTGTATATTTTTTTGGATCAGGTATTCCTCCTTCATTCTTTGTATCATATTTCTGTAGCCCAGCGAACGGGCTTAGAACTGGCAGAACTTTATATTCGTATGATGCTATTTGTTCAGAATTACAATAGACAACTAAATCTTTGTATTCATTCCTAGTTTCAATTGGTGCAGTAATCTCCAGGCTGTACTTCTTTTTAATGAACTCTAATACACTCCCATAGTTTATACAAGGTCTTAGCTCAGTTGTTTTAATATAGTTATTTCCAGTAATAAGATTGCCTGAATCATAAGCTACATTATCAAGTAGAACAGAATCATCACTAAGATCATAACCCCAAACTCTATTATTAGAAATCAATGGCACGAAATATTCAATATCAATTCCATCTACATTTAAAATTGATTTACTTTGCAGTAAAGATTGGATGTTATTTATTGTCCAAGGAATCTCTGCTGGTAAATCTAGCAAATCTGATAACAAATCATCTCCAATCCTATCTTTTAAATTAGCCATCGAAGTTGTAAAAGAACCTGTAAAATCTTCTGGCTTATTTTCTACATATCTTAAATTAGATAATTGAACATATCCTACATTATTTAAAACTCCAGCAGAATATAGTTTTGCCAAAAATTTACTATCTGTATTAATTTTAACAATATCAGTATCACCGAAAAATCCAAATGTTTTTCTGTTTTTTGGTGTTGCTGGAAAAGTGAAATCTTTAGAATAAGGTGAAAATATTTTACTAATATCTTGTAAATCCTTTTGAGTATGTTTCATTAAAATACTCTCATCTTTATGTAGGTCCAGTTTTAAATATTCTAAGCCATCAATACTTATGTAAACTTCTGTTATAATATTTGCCATTATCTTATATCTAGGATTTTATTTGTTGTCTCCTCAAATTTAATGTTATAGTCAATTGCATTCTTATCATTTACTCTTGTCTTTCTTTGAAAATCAGAATCTGTTATGTTTACAGGAATCTGTTGATGGGTTTTAAATAAACCTAAACTCTCGGTGGTGATAGTTTGAGAATCTATTGTTATGTTAGTATCGTCAATAGTTATAAAGGTGCTATCAATCGTTATTCCTACTGTGGAAGTTTCCTGTACATCTCCATCGAATTTAATTAAATATACTTTCGGTGAATAAATAAGCTCTTCAACTATTTGTACCATTGATTCATTTAGACTTCCAGTATTAATTATATAGCTTTGAAGAACGTCCAACTGGATCCTTAACTTAGAATGTGTGTAAGTGTTATCAACGTTAGCGGGATCACGATATGATTTATTTGCCATATTAGAATCTATTTTTCCAGAGGCAGTAAACTTTCCGTGAGGAGTGAATAGTTCCCAAAGTCCTAATTTATTAATAAATACTATTAATGTAGCATCTCTCGTTGATCTTAGCCAAGCTGCAGGAGGATTAACAGATATATAATTAATCATATTAGCAGTAGTTGCTAGAGCCACTGTATTAGTCAGTTTAAAAGTCTGAGTAAAATAATCGTGGATATTAGGGTTGTAATAACGGTCAGCTGGTTTTATAAATCCTAGAGAGCCACCTGGAGCTATTCCATTTGATCCTATTGTATTTTGTTCATAGTTCCATCTATAACCTAATGTAGCAAAATTAGTTTCATAGTTATTTCTAACAGTCCCAGCAGTAGAAGTTATATCGGTAACTATTTGCCAGAATACACCCTGTCCTGTAATAGCAGGAGGCGTTAATTCATTATAAGCAAAAGCAGGCTGATTAACGTTAGGTGAGTTTGTAGGATTCTCCAAGAAAGCTCTAATCTGATCCTGTACCTGAAAATTAATATAATTATCTGAAGCACTTACTTTCTTTTTAAAGTATGTTTGACTTGGTTTTCCTAGAGTAGCATTTTGATCTCCGTTCCATACCCATAGATAAATAGTAGCATCTTCAATACTAGAATCTGCTATCGAGTTTTGTAATCTTATATGAATTGGAGAAGTACAAAATGTAATTTGAGCCTCTGAATCAATTAAGGTTCTGTCTCCTGTTGGAAGTTCTAAAGGTGCAGCCATTATTTATAATTTTTTAAAAGTTCATCGTTTATTTCTGTCACGATTATATTAGTTGTTTCGTCTATTCTTTTATTAACAGATGCTAAGAGTTCATTTGGTTGTTGATATTTTCCATAATACACCTGGCCCACTGTTAAAGTTGTATCAGGCTTCACCATATAATTTACTGAATCTCTTAATCGTCCAGTTTTTACTCTTGAATTATCTTTTGCCTCTTGATAAATAGCTTCACCCATCTCGTTTAGTTGAGCTTTAATAATTTTATCGGAATCTATTTGAGTTTTAGTTCTTCTCTTTGCCATCTGCTGCAGCTTTTTTTGCTTTATTACGAGCGATTAATGCTTTTATATTATTAGAGCCTCCACTAATTAAAGAAGACAATGTACTTTTCTGAGTTGCTCTTCCAGCTCTTGTTCTCCCAATCTCTTGTGTTCCTCCTCCGAATTTAGTATAAATTATTTTCCAGGCTGTCCCTCTAGGAACTAATTTTTTAGCATTCTTTTCCAATTCTGAGTTACTACCGAACTGTCCATAAAATAATTCTCTAAAGATCAATACACCTTTAACATAAGTAAACGAGATTGATCTTTTCAATGCTCCCGTATCTACTTTAGATGTTCGCTTTGACTTATCTACAACCTTTTGCCCAATGGCTCTTATTTCTAAATCTGTTAACAACTCGTTCCTATATTTCTAATTGATAAATCTATTTCAAATTGTACTCCATCTAGCTTTCCACCTTTCCATTTTTTTAATATTTTTAATTCTGATATGCTATCCACTTCAATATTCAAATCATTATTCTGTAAAGTTAATACATTTATAAACCTTTGAGCAATAGAATGTGTTTCATTTATATTGTCCAGATAATTAGAATCTAATAATAATTTAGAATCTGTCTTCTGTGGTAGTGTGTCCCTCTGCTGTACGATAGTAATTTTAAAAGAGTATATTACAACCTGATCTGTAATTTCAGTTGTTAGCATATCTATATTTACTAACGGATAAATATTTTCTTTATTATTATCAATATCAAATGTAGGAATTATTGAAATAGTATTTACTAAATTATTCTCATTAAAACTTTCAATGATCCAGTTATTTATTGTAGTAGTTTCGTTTGCCATTATAGTTCTATTTTATATTTTCAACATCTCGTTTCCTTAGTAGGTATTCAGCTTGAAATAGGAATCGTTCCAATTCCCAATTTGTAATCTCTTCAAACTTCGTAAAGTTACCATTACAGAGTAGATAAATCATTTCCATATAAGCTCCGTAATGCTCTACAAATGCCTGTCTTTCAATACTTCCTTGAGAATTTACACCTGTTCCTACTCTAACTGGTGGGTTGTAAATCCATTCATAACGAGATTTAATTTCAGATGAGAACTCAACCCAATTAGATATAACCAATTCTGCCTCTGCTAAAGAAAGCTGTTCAACCTTATTCCAAAAGAATCTAGGTTTCAATATAACTTTTAGAAACTCTAAATTGTCACCATCTGTTTTATAAGTATCAGCATCAATCCACTGTCCAGCATTTAATTTAAAGTTAATTTTAAACCTCCTCTTTATTTTAAATTTTCTCTCTAGGGCCATGGCGAATTTTCCAACCTTTTTAGTTTTAAAGATTCTAGCTGTTTCATAATTAATAAATTGAACATCGTCATTTTCATTAATCTTTTCAGATAGCTCTAAAAATTTAAAATAGTTTATATCGTTCTTAGTTCTGAAATTCATATAATGCAGATAGTTTATATTGTTCATATTTGTCCTCTCCAAATAATTCAGCAAATACCTTTTTGCTTTTTAGTTCAGTTTTTTTAATAGTTCTAAACTTATTATTTAGAAATGGATGTACCATTCTTAAACAATTCCTTTGATGATCTGATTTCTTTGTATTCATAATTATAGTATTTGTGCGATGTTTTCTTGTAGTTTATGAGTGATAGCGTAACGGGCTGCATCGATTCCGTGATTATTATCATCAATTGGTTCGTCCTCTTTTTTATTACTCCATCTGTAAAGGTTTAATTCATTCTGTAAATTTAAGGAATCTTTATCAACTATTAACTCAAAATTTAACATAGCGTTAATTGAATCATATATTTTAGGTTTCTTGCAAGCCTTAATATTTAGCCCTTTAGTGTATAAATCCTTAATGAACATTGGTACAGCTGAGTCACACCAGATTCTAGTATATGCTGCAGGATTAACGATAGCTTCATAAATCTGTTCTGTAGATTTTCTGGATTGATAATAGTATTCTTTTAAGTAAATCCTTTTTAAATCCTGATTTACATTTACTTTTATTAAAGCAGTAGGATGAGTGAATCCTTGATCCATTCCAAATACAACTCCATATTCTGGTTCAACAAAATCTCCAATAGTATATTCAAATATAACTCCCTCTGCTATATCTCTGAAGCTACCAAGAATGACTGAATTGTATTCCCTAAATTCACGAGCAATCTGTTTTGGCAGTAAGTTTCTTTTATCTGGTTCTACACTTAAATAATATTCATATACTTCACGTAACCTCTCGTATTCATTCCAGTTATGAGGTGCCATATTTTCCTTCCCATTATCTAAATAGGTTGTATGAATATACAGTACATTATCAATAACTCCATTAAAGCCTGCCGGAACGTTATAATAAAATTTCTTGTATAGCCAATGTGATTTCGTAGGAGGATTAAAAGAGATTAGTGAAACAGCTTGTACATCCTTAGCTCTTATTGATCTCTTGATCTTCACCCAATCATCATAATCTGTAAGCTCCTCACCCTCATCAGTAATAAATAAAGAGTAATCTTCAAGAGATTTTAGTTTTGCCGTTTGAGTTCCTGTAGATGTTTTCTGTCCAGTTATAGTTATAAGCCCTGGCCCAACATTAGATTTATATTCACTATTCGCAAAAGAAAAGAAGTCGTCAATTTTTAGTAGTTCCAGCCGATTCTCTAAAGCCTTGACAATTGAGTTTGCTGTACTCGCCATCGTCTGCCTAGTGTATAAGGCTCTATGATTATATTGTGCTGCAGCTATTCCTGTGAAGCAACCTAGTCCAAATGTTTTCCCTGAATCTCTTCCACCTGACATTAGAACGGTGTCAACTTCAGAAAGTTTATTATAATAATCTTGATCAGTTTGAGAAAGCTCCTTGAATTCATTACTCTGAATGATCTCTTTAGCCTCTAGTAAATCAAAAAGTGGCTCATATTTATCCGAGAACTTAACATCCATTTATTCAGTTTTTTTAATGAATTTAATATTTGGTCGGTCTGTAACTTTTATCGCTCCCTGAAACTCTACAGCTTTTAGCGTAGGCAAACAAAACTTAGCTAATTCAATTGTTAATTTTACTCGGTCAGCAGGTCTTAATAAAAGTAAATCTGCTTCAAGAGTTGTTAAATTATTCTCAACTAACATCTGAAAAGATTCTCTTATTGATTTCGTTTCCTTGTTTGGAGTTCCTTTTTTTCGTCCTCCTTTTTTTTCTCTTCCTGGCTCAAACATATATTTACTATTTTAAACTACTTTAGTGCAAAGATACTTATTTGTTTTTTAAAAGCCTTTCAAACTCGTATTTAATAGCTGTTTGCCAAGCTCTCTGCATCTCTTTTTGATTCGTAAACCTTTTAGAGCCTTTTAAAATTGTACCCTGTCTATTGACTTGGATATACATTTCTTTGTTAAGAATCCACTCTGGTGTAATGATTATGTTGTTTTTTAACAATGTAGATAACATATTGATTATGAGTTAGTTAATAAATAAAATAAACACTTTTTAACAGAAATAAACAGACTAACTTCTTATGTATTAGGTTGTTAACTAATTTTGTTAAAAACTTAAAAAATTAACCAACTTTCATAGCTCCAGCTACAAATACCTATATATTACTTAAAAAAATAAACAAAAGAGAATAAACATAGTGACAGTAAGGTCTTGCTGTGTTTATTTTTTGTTAAAAAGTGTTTATTTTTTATATATAATATCATCTAACTCGTTAATACTTAGGTTGTTAATTTGTTAAAGAAAACATACTTTGTTAAGAACTTTTATTGATTCTTATCGTTTCGATCTCTTTTTCGTTGTTTATTAATTGATTTTTAAGTGTTTTTATCTGTTTTATTAGGTATTTTTCCCTATTTATCAGTTCATTTTTATAATACTCTGATCTTCTTTTTGCTCTATCTCCAGAAGTTTTGGAGTGTAATTCAATCATTGTTAGGATTCCTTTTGCTTTCATAAGTTATTACTTAGTTTTGTTGCTTTAATTTTAATTATATCTTTATAAAGTAGGTATATTAATAAATTGATTTTCAAACATATTATATATTTTTAGGTTACGTTTATCAGTAGTTGTAGTTTATATTGGTTGTCTTTAAATCTATTCACTGCACTTGTACTTGTTTCCATTTTGGAAATAACTCAAAAACTGTTTTATACCATTCCAAAACAAACACCAACTATTGTATAAAGTTTAAACTAACTTAGTCTATGCCCAATAAAAAGTTATTATTTTATTATCGTTTTTGGGGTTTCTTCTTTTTTTATTCATCATTCTTTTAATTTTCTTTTTTAGTTTTCTATTTTTACGCTTATTTTTAACGCCTTTGCATTGTTCACAATGGCAAACTCTAACTTTACAAAACATTTTATTTAATTTAATTCATTTGCTTTTTCTCTTTGTTAACGTCTTCGACTAATTTTACTAAATCTATTTTTTTCATTATTCTTTTTTTTAATATTTAACTAATCTTATCGTATTCAGTTGATAATTAATAGTTGTTTACTTTAATAAGCCCAACCTCATCATTCTATTATTCAGTTGGGCTTAATCTCAAAAAATACAACATTATTGTTGTTTTGGAGTTTTGGCAATGGACTCCTCCCACCTAATATTATAATAATACTTTAAATAATAATATAGCAACCATATAAGATAATGCGATTATGCAGGTTGCACAGATGAAATATAATAATGCTTTTAATAGTTTCATAATGTTATTATTTAGTTATAAATTCAATTGTTAATCCTCTTCTCAGTTTTATTTTTAACTTATCTAGTTGACTTGCTAGAGCTTTTTCAAAATGTCTTTCGGCAAGATCTTTACATTCTACAAGTTCCCAGTATCTTCCAGCTCCTATTAATGAACTTTTTTTATCTTCGTTAAACTTATATCTGATTAGAAAGTTCTTATTAATTATCTGTGTCATAATACTAGATTTTAAATTCATATCAAAGATATATAACTTTTATATATAAAACGAACATCTAACTTTCTTTAACATAACTTTAACATTTCATTAGAATGGCAAATCCTCCTCCTCTGCAGGTTCAGCTATTGGTACATCAAGGATTTCGGGTGTAAAGAAATCTTTTTTCAATATTTCATAAGGAGTTCCTGTTTTCTGAGAATCTACATAAAATGGATTGTATCTTATAATTTTTTTGGATTTATTGAATTCAAAGTCATCTTTAAGCACTTGCTTCAAATAACTCAACTGAACCTGATTATTATGCCCAAAGTATTTTGTTTTTATATCTATCGGAGATGCTAACATTATTTGATCTCCAGGATGGTTATTTTCAAAGAAGTCTTTAAATAGTTCTTTTAATTCTTGATATAACCAATTCTTTGATTTCTCTTTTACTTTACTTAGTGTATTATTTGAAAGCTCCTCCGCTGTAAATACCATTCTGGATTGAGTAAAGTCTGGAATTGGAAGTGTAGTTAAATGATATAAGAATGCAGGAATCTCTTCAACCATATCCATTAAGATATTATGATTTGAAATTTTAGGAATTTCCAACTTACGAACTAGGAATCTGATTTCCTTTTGATCTATTTTAATGAACTTATCTTCATTATTCGAGTTCATTATAATTTTACCAAAGAACGGAATCGAAAAATGTTGTATCATTTTCATATTCACTGTCATAGTCTTCTGTGTTGATATAGCCTTTATCTTTTCAATGGTTGCGTTTTTATCGATGAACGTTTCCTCAATGCCTATTATATTAGCAGTAGCATAAACCCCGTTGAATTCACTCTGTATGTTCTTCGCATCTAGGATAACCATATTTTGTCCAAACAAAGTAGTGAGCCAATCCATAAAAGTAGATTTTCCTGTCTGCCTCTCTTTAGAAACTAGGGCAAGTACTGGAAGAGCTTGCATTGGAAATAGGTAAAGCACCTGTAAATATTTTAGCCCTATTTCATATTGCTCCCCGAAGATATGTTGGAGGAGGATTTCTGTCCACTCCCATTTGCCAGAAACAGGTTTGAAACTAAAAGGGTTGTAAAGATTAAAGCAACCATTGAAATTTCTTTTATAATCTTTATTATCTGGAACTATTACGAAGTCATCAAATTGAGGAACATCGTACAATGAATTCCTGCCATAGTCTTGAGCAATCTCATCTTTTTTCCACTTTTTTAGTTCAGTTCTTAAAATATTATATCGGTCTGGCTTTTTTATTACTTTAAAATAATCACAACCTACACGAATGAATTTTTCTTTAACATCTTTTAAGTCACTCATTTTAATAAAAATTGTATTGTATTTGTTAATTGATTTATTTCTAAATTAAAATTATCTACATCTGATCTTATGAACATTAGTTCAGGCTCTAGCTTAGTATGAATCAGAAGTATTTCAGAAAGTTCTATTTCATTTTTCAATACATTAATCCTAGAATTGAGACAATTAATTGCTTTATCATTTTTCATAGAGTCAGTTGTCTTTTAGTTCCTTCATTTATTCCCCAACTGGCTGTTTTCTTGTAGCCTCTTACACCTTTCTGAAGATACATATTAGTTTCTATTAAAGAAAAGATATATTGTTCTGCCTCGTAAAATGAAACATATCCACTCGCTACATATCCTCCTAACATTATTGAAGCTCCTCTTAATTGTTGATGTCCCTCTCCACTGATCTTATTAATTGAAAATCGTATAATATTATAAACAGATTGTTTCTGCTTTTCTGTTGGATCAATTATAATAGGAATTAATGATGCTTCATATTTGTATTCTTTTACTTGTTTACGATCAGTGAAAGTTGTAGCATCCGTTCGATGTAATAAATCAGGATCATAAGATTGAAACAAAGGTAAAACAGAATTCTTATTACAACTATCGAATCCATCAAAAAGTTCCATAATTTCTGTAATAGCATTAAAGTATTCTTTGAACTCTTTTACATCTTTAGCTGCAGGAATCTTAACTAATGCTTTAACTCCTTTTTTACTAGGAGAAAGCCAAGCTGCAATAATATAAGGATGTTCATTAAATAGATGTAGTTTAAATTCTGCAGCATTATCTATATGATCAAAGTCTAATACTAAAAGCCCAGTAAAAGAAACAATATCAGAATACTTTCTGCCTCCATTTAATTTGACACAAGGAGTAAAGAAAAAAAGATTCTCCTGTTTGAGTTCTGCTTTGGTTTTCATATCACCTTTAGCCTCTGCCTCAGCTATTTTACTAAAGACAATTTGAGTTTCCTCTCTAGGATTCTTATGGGCCACGATGAACTTATCTAGTGGAACAAATCCGATTGGCTTCGATGAACCAATATTATTAGAATAATACTGAAACTGGATCATTTACCTGACTCGTATTTATTAGCTTTTTTAAATGCTAGTTCTAAAGCTTGTTCATTTGTTATCGGTCGTGAAGCATAGGTTACAACTCCATTTTTTCGTATGATGATTCTGTTCTCCTCTTTACTTATTATTCTCATCTGTATAGATTTGTGAATAGTTAATAATGTCATCTTTAGTTTCACAGTAATCTAAATCACTGTGATTAATTAAATATTGAATTCCAATACTGCTTTCATAGATAATCCAAACTTCGTCTTGATCTATAAATGTAAATCCAAACTTTTCAAATAATTCTTTTAAGTTTTCCATTTTATTATTTTTATTAGTTTCCATCAATACATCTTTTACAAATAGGATTCGTTTTATAATCACCATTTTTGTGTAATTCTCTTAGCTCCTGAATTTTAGGAGTTGTCCAAGCCTCTTTTAAAGTCATAGTATCTATATGTCCAATCTGTAAATCAATTCCATTCATACAGCAACAAGGTAAAATCCTGCCTCTAGCATCTACAACTAATTGTTTAAAAGGAAAAGAACATTTGTAATCCTTTTTTTCAGTATCAATAAATATTCCAGACTCGTGATCAATAAGCTCATTCATTTCTTGTATTATAATCATATCTGCTTTTCCTCTCCAGAAGTCAATAAACTCCTCCTCTTCATTTATATTCAGTTGATTTTTAAGAAAGTTCACTCTAACTAAAGGATATTGTAAATTTCGTTCATTTCGAATCCTAATTAATCTCAAAGTATTTTCTACAATTTCATTATACTTTTTAGAGTTCCTTTGCTTTTCAAAAGTTTCTGCTTTTATAGAATCTATTGAAATGAATATTTTTGTAATTCCAGAATCAATTAATGAAATAGCTCTCTTCTCGTTTAGTAGGATTCCATTCGTACTCATAAATACATTTACCATTCCAGCTCCTTTAGCGTACCTGATATATTTTTCTAAATCCTGTATTATTAAAGGCTCATTCATATAGTTCAGCTTGAGGCTTGTAGTTCCATTTTCTACTGCTTCATTAACTAACTTCTGGAAACATTCGTAACCTAGAATGTATTTTCCTAAATCTCTAACGGATTGAATGCAGAAATTACATTTTAGATTACAGGAGCTATTCAGTTCAATATCTATTTGAGCTGGAGAATCACCCTCAATTAATTTACTTCCATTATTGTATTTAGTTCTGAACTCTAGCCAATCCTGTTTATTTACTCCAGTAGGAACTTGCTCAAATAAGCTCCTATTAATTACAGGAGACAATTCATTTTTTCTTGCTTTCATTATTGTTTTTCTTTTAAAATTAATCCGTATTCGTTTACTATATCTGGAATTATTAATCCAGTTTTTTTAATCAGCCTGTTCTTTTTAAATCTAGTATAATTCACCTCGTGGTGCCATCTGTTAAACTTCCATACTACTTTAGCAATGTCAGGGTGAGCATCTGCTATTAATTGAGATACTGCTTTTCTACTTTCCATCGTTTCATAGTTAGTTGTTAGCCCTCCTTTGACTGTCATTGTAGGAGCTTTATGAATCTGAAATATATTAAATTGAATTGTACAAAGTCCCATTTTTAATATTCTAATATTAAGATCAGTATCGTCATTATAATATAAGTTATTTCTGAAAGGAGTACCATCAGGATTCTTTTGATTACACTTCAAAAGCATATTAGAATAAACTCGGCTGTTCACTGTATAGGGTGGAATTTTTTGCTTTCTAGGAACGAACATAAAATAATTCATTCCAGTAACTCCTACATTTTTAAACCTATCTGAAAAATCTTCTACAACTCTAACGGCTGCATTAGAATCCACCTTAATATTTAGATTTTTATTAAGTCTCCAAATATCAAAGATGTTATCATCAAAGGTCCAGAACTTTTCAAATCCTTGTGCTTCAGCGTAATCCCAAATCCAGTTTCTCGTTACTGTTAAACCTTTATCTGAATGAGGTGTAACAAGAAGTTGCTCTGGCTTAAAAAATCTTTGATATTTCTTTAGTTCTTGAGGCTCTACAACTACGGTATAATCTATTCTCATTCGATCAAACATTTTCATCGTATGTCTACTTTCATGCCTACCTTTTGATGGAATGAAAATTGGATATTTATTTTTTATCATCGTCCCATCTTAAATGTTCAACAGTTGTATTTTCTACTTTCGGCCACCAGATGCTCTTAGTTTTATAAGTAAGTTTTTGTCCAAGTAATTTACCAAACTTTCTTACATCTTCTCTAGTTTCAAATGAAACTATTACTTGTTGTACAGGTGTCATATCCTCCTGAATAAATTCAGGCATATTTTTCCAATTCTGTTTCCAGGTAACCACTTCTTCGTCTCCAAATAGAGAGCCTTGCAAGTCTTTTTCTTTCATTGTTTTTAGTTTAATTTTCGTTGTCCATTTTCTCTTGTTGATCCTCATACATTTGTATGTACGTATGACATTGTTCATACATTGCATCTGCTGATTCTCTTTCGGAGCTTGAAATATTTTTTAATCCTTTATCTTCATCTTCATCATAATTTTCTAAGGAATCAATACAATCTTGTAAATCTTGAGATGTATTCTGAAATCGGCAATAACTCATATTTGACATAATAAATAGTTTTAAATTATTTTCCAAAGATATAAGGAACTTATATATAAAAGTGTTAATGAAATGTTAAAGTATTAAAAACTTGACATCAATACCATTTTAGGATGCTTTAAAAGCTCCTCAAATTTCCAGATAAAATCATCTTCATCGTGAGCTATAAAATAGAATCCTCCTGCTTTATTTATAGCATCTTCATATTTCTTTTGATGTTCAGATTGTCTGTCTTTACCCATTTTTACTTCTATTAAAACAGCTATTCCAAAAACTACAGCTGATATATCGGCACTCCCTTTTGTTCCAGTAGATGGAATGTAGGTTTTTTTACCAACAATAGTTCCGAGGGCTGTTCTAACATCTGGGGCTTGGACCTCTCTGCCCATTACGGCTCTTTTCTCAGCTTGATGTCCTGCAAGTTTAATATAATCTACAATGTTTTTTTCTATTCCAGGAGCTGAGCCTCCTTTTTTATATTGTACACTTGATCCATACCAGAATTTGTTGACCCATTCAAGATCATTATCTGGAAATCGTTTCAATAATTTTTCCGTTCTTAAATTTTCTATTTTTTCCTTGAAATTCATTTAGGTGGCTCTTTACAAGTTCATTTTTAATTCCCTCTGCTATTTCAAAAGATGCAGCCTCAATTGAGAGGCTACATTCCTTGTACTTAAATTTATATGTTTCCATCTTTAGAACGGTAAGTCATCTGGTTCCTTGTCTTTACCTACTGTACCTGGTGTAGTCGTTGTAGGAGCTTCATTCGAAGTTCCAGCTGCAGCTTCTATTCTCCAACCTTGAATAGTATTGAAATAAATAGCTTTTCCTTCAGGGTTTATCCATTCTCGCCCTCTTAGATTAATTGAGACTTTTACATCTTGTCCAGGTTGATAGGAATCTAAAAGATCAACTTTATCTTGAACAAACTGAATAGATAAATCTTGTGGATATTGATCTTCAGTAGTTACAACCATATCTCGTTTCCTAAATCCTGCAGCTCCTACTGTTTCAGTTTCATTTATTACTTTAATTTTTCCTGTTACTTCCATTTGTTATTTATTAGAATATTTAATTTTTAATGTTACATAATTGGATCCTACTAAAGTGCTTGCCCTAGTTTCAAGGATTTCAAGGATTTCATAATTTGATTTATTTTCTCCTAAATAGGATGTTGTTATATTATCACCTGCTACTAAAGTTGTTTTTAAAGGAACATTAACTTTGATTACATTATTCTTATTCCTTTTTTTATTTTCTACTTCATAATACATTAAATGTAAATCTCGTTTATCTATGTAGTTCATTGTTTTAAAAATTTAGTTCATTTATTTTTTCTATTAATTCCACTTTTAATTTATTAGCTGAATTCTTAGCTACATCCACCCACTCTTGAACTGTACGAATATCTGGAATATTACAAACGTATTCCTTTAATCCTTTGCCTCTGTCCTCTTTTACTTTACCTTTAATGACCCAACCAATATCAACTGCTGAGTTCCTAGTTAATTCAGTCACAAATAGCTTTCTGATATTGCTTTCAGGTCTGAAACTACAGAAATAATGTTTTTCTAATTTAGGATTTATAGTAAAATAATGAAGACACTGATGTATATTATCAGATGGAATTTTATTTTCTAAGATAGTTTTAATATGTTTTTTAGCTCCAGGACATTTAATTTCAGCTGAAATAGTTTCGTCAAAATTAATTCCATCAGGTGAGATTCCTATCAACTCATTATCTAAAGATTGTAACCAGCCACATTCTAGTAATTCAACACCTATATATGTAGAAAGCTCTTTTCTGGCAAAAGGCTCTAATTCGTGCCCTCTCTCCATTTCTGCAGAAGTAAATCCATCTGTATGTTGGAACTCTTCTGTGGCCATTGATAAAATATTCATTAAAAGAGTATCTGAATCAATAAAAAGCCCATTAGATAATGTCCCACCTACTTTGGCCCATCTTATTTTGTGCCAGTCTTCTGTTCCTTGTTCAATTTCGTAATACGTTTTCATTATGTTAAAGTGGTTTTTAAGGTTTCTTTTTTAGCTAATACAGTTGGGAGGTTTTTTTCCTCTTTAGTTAGAGAAGCCCAGTTTGCAGATAGCTCTTTTAATGTAGTAGATTTAGACAAAACAGCTATTCCATTTTTATCTGTAATAGTTGGGGGAGCATAATATTTTTTGAATCTTACTACGTGACCGTGTCTTTTATCTGGCTTAGCGTATAATATCACTGGTTTATTTAGCCAATTTTCCATAAAATTTGAATTAAATTCCTTTTGGCAAAACCTAGCATTCGTATTATTTAAAATTACAGGTTTATAAAGATCAGCCCCATTTAATTCTTTTAAAAAGAATCCTGTTTTCGTAGCCTCCGATTGAGTATTTTGATCAAAGGTTTTAGCATCCTCAAATTTAGTAATTAGAATGACCATTTCAGGTTTTAGCCCATTAAGTGAGCTTTTTAAATCCTCTCCACTAATATATCGAGAGTCATTGTTTTTCTTCCAATGTGTTAATTGTTCCATTTTTCTGTTTTTAGTTAAAATTATTTTTGTAAAAGTATATAAAAGTTATATATAAAAGTGTTAATGTTTTGTTAATATTTTATTTTTTAGGTTTTCCTCTAGTCTTTTCATTTCGCTAGATATTACAAATTCAACGGAATCAATTCTGTAGTGAAGTTCTTTAGCTAGAATCTTCGATCTATTATCAATAACATCCTCGTCAGGTCTTAGTTCAGTTCGATAAAAAGCATCTAAGATTCTTTTAACTTTTCTTTTTGTTGCTTTTGAATTTGGTGTAAGTATTTTCAATGTCTTCAGGTGTTAGGTTTCTGCCACCAATTTTCTGGTACCATTTATTAAATTTTAGGAATCTTTTAAACTGATTATTTTTTTTGCTCTTTAGCATATTTTTCTATATTCAATGTAAATTCTTCCTCTTCAATATATCCAGCCCATAAATTATCTGTCCTTATGCTGTCTGATTTCATTTGAGCCCCGTAGAACTCATCAAAGAATTTTACTTTTACTTTCTCTATTCCTTTACTCTTTAATAGCTCCTTTGCTATCTTTACTCTTGTCCCAAAAGTTGGAAGATCAAAGATTGGGTTTCTAGTTTCAGGAATTTGTTTTCCTTTAATATGTTGCGTTTTCATAATGTAAATCCTTTAGTTATTGTATATCGTTTTTGTTGGTTTTTTTTTAAATACATTAAAATCCATAAGCTAATGTAAAAGTTGTTATTGATTTGTTTAAATTATTATTGTAACCTATTCCAGCACCGATTAATAGTTTGCCTTTAAAGGTATAATAAGCATTTAAGCTCGTTTGAGAGAAATCAGGTGAAATAGTAACTCCTCCGTATAATTGTGATTTATACACCGTCTTTTTAGTGTCTATCGTTTTAGTAATATTAAATGTAGTCAGTTTAATATCTCTTTTATAAATTTTATCCGCTAAAATAGTAGCCTCTATAATCCCATTCGGAAGAGAATCACGATAAACAAACTGATTTACTTCTTTATCTTTATAAATTATCTTAGTAATTGTGTCAGATTCCTTTATTGTATCTGTTAGCTTAATAAAAACCTTTTTAATTGATTGTGGCTTAGTATTGTCTATTATTTTAAAAATAGTATCGGTTTTGATAGTTGTTTTCACTATTGTTTTAGGCTCTTTGTTAGGTCTTAATAAAA